AAAGAGATGGATATAAACCTAGGCACAGCACTAATGATGCCTAAGATGATTGACCATATAGCAGTCATTCTTACAAAGTATCCAAGCGATACAGAAACTAGATTCGTATAGCTGTTGTAAAATAACAACATTACCCATCACCCCATAGAGGAATGGAATGGAAAACTCTACAGAAAACAATACTCTACAAGTTGAGCCAACTAACAAAGGTGGCGCACCTATAGGCAATCAGAATGGTAAGAAAGGTAAGCTCTTTTACGACCAACTCAGGGTTGCTTTAGTACAAGAAGATAAGAAACGCTTACGCACTATCGCAGAGAAGCTAGTAAAGGCTGCTGAGAACGGAGACGCTTGGGCGATCAAAGAGATCATTGACCGAGTAGATGGTAAGGCTATCCAAGCTACAGAGATAAGCGGAGTAGATGGTGCAGACTTAGCTAACTTGCAGACAATTAACATTGTGCTAAGAAAGCCCGATGGAAGTTAACTTCGAGTTTCCAGAGAAGATCGGATTCTTATTTGAGCCTGGCAGATACAAAGTCTTATATGGTGGCAGAGGATCAGGCAAGTCTTGGGGTGTAGCTAGAGCGTTAATCAGCATAGCTTTACAAAGACCTATTAGGGTCTTATGCGCTCGTGAGTTCCAAAACAGTATCTCAGACTCAGTACACGCTCTGTTAGCAGACCAAATCAAGAGCATGGGATTAGAAGGATTCTTCACCATACAGAATACAGCGATCTACGGCATAAATGGTTCAGAGTTCTTGTTTGCTGGTCTTAAACACAATATTACTAAGATTAAGTCGTTTGAGGGTGTAGACATAGCATGGGTAGAAGAAGCTCAGACTACCTCTAAAAGCTCATGGGATGTACTAATACCTACGATTCGTAAAGAAGGCTCAGAGATATGGATGACATTTAATCCTGAGCTAGATACAGATGAGACTTACAAGCGCTTTATCGTAAACCCACCAAGTAACGCAGAAGTAAGAAAAGTAAACTGGTCAGATAACCCTTGGTTTCCTAAAGTCTTAAGAGACGAGATGGAAGATTTAAAAGCTAGGGATTTAGATGCTTATCTCAATGTATGGGAAGGCAATACAAGACAAGTATTAGATGGTGCAGTCTACGCTACAGAACTGCGTAAGGCGCAAGAAGAAAACAGAATCAAAGATGTACTGCTAGACACAAGCGTTCCAGTATCAACATTCTGGGACATCGGCTGGGCAGATATGACTAGTATTTGGTTTGTGCAAACCATAGCTGGTGGTGAGGTAAGGGTTGTTGACTTCTATCAAGATTGTCAAAAGCCTATCGACTTCTACACAGCGTTATTGCAAACCAAAGGCTATACATACAGAGATCATTGGCTACCGCACGATGCCGAGCATAAGAATATGACAGGCAAGAGCGTTAAGGACATCATGGAGAACATGGGATTCCCAGTAAGAATCACTCCTAAACTGTCTGTATCAGATGGAATCAACGCAGCAAGAATGTTAATGAATCGGTGCTACATAGACCAAACTAAGTGTGCAGAAGGACTACAAGCGTTAAGACATTACCGCTACGATGTAAACCCTGACACTAAGATGTTTAGCGATAAACCTTTGCATGACCAACATAGCCACGCAGCAGACGCATGGAGATATGCTGCTGTCGCTCTAGATGAGAAACCTTTTGATTGGAAGAAACCTCTAACAGTCAACACAAAATGGATCACATGATTGATCTACATTTAGGCGATTGTTTAGAAGTAATGAAGCAGATACCCGATAAGTCGGTAGATGCCATTATCTGCGATCTGCCTTATGGCACGACACAAAACAAATGGGACAGCATTATTCCATTGGATATGCTTTGGGAACAATATAAGCGTATTTGTAATGGCGCAATAGTTTTAACGGCACAAACGCCATTTGATAAGGTGTTAGGTTGTAGCAATCTTAAAATGCTAAAGTACGAGTGGATATGGAAAAAAGAGTCTGGCACAGGCTTTTTAAATGCTAAGAAAGCACCATTAAAAGATCACGAAAATGTGCTTGTTTTTTACGACAAACCGCCAACTTACAATCCTCAAATGCGCACAGGATTTAAACCTTATGTTTGCAAACAAGGAAATACTAAAAGCCAAAACTATGGAACACAAACGGGCGCTGTGACTGAAAGCAATGGTGATAGATACCCATTAACTGTAATAGAGTTTCAAAGAGATAAAAACAAGATTCACCCAACGCAAAAGCCTGTAACTTTAATGGAATACCTTGTAAATACTTATACAAACGAAGGCGATACAGTATTGGATAACTGTATGGGTAGCGGCACTACTGGAGTAGCTTGTAAGAATTTGAATAGAAAGTTTATCGGAATAGAAAAAGACCCGACATACTTTCAAATCGCAAAAGAGAGAATAAATGGATCAGCTTAAACTAAGAAACCTGATTGATACGGAGATAGATAACGCTATTGGTTATCTTGAGACCGAGACTACAGAGGATCGTAGGAAGGCACTTGACTATTATCTGCGTAGACCTTATGGCAACGAGATTGAAGGTCGTAGCCAAATCGTTACAGGCGAAGTAGCAGAAGTTATTGATGGTGCTTTACCTCAGTTAGTCCGAGTCTTTACTGCAAGCGATGACATTGTTCGTTTCGAGCCAAAAGGACCAGGAGACGAGCAAGGCGCTAAACAAGCTACCGAGTATGTTAACTGGGTGTTCTATCGGGATAACGATGGCTTCTTAGTTCTACATAACTGGTTTAAGGATGCACTTCTACAAAAGACTGGTGTCGTTAAGGCTTACTGGGATACCAAGATAGAAGTAACCAAAGAAGAATACCAAAACCTAACAGACGATGAGCTTGTCTTATTACTGTCAGATGGCACAAGAGAAATCGTAGAGCAAGAGACAGTCGAGGAAGTTGTAGGCAATGACCCAATGGGTATGCCTATGATTATGAGAGCGCACAATGTTAAGGTCAGCAAGAAAAAGACTGCTGGCAATGTAGTTGTAGAGAATGTGCCACCAGAGGAATTTCTAATCTCCAAAAGAGCTAGGAACATACAAGATGCACCTTTTGTGGCACACCGCAAACTAACGACTCGTTCCGAATTAGTAGCAATGGGCTTTGATCCTAAAGATGTAGCCACAATACCAAGTTCTACAGACCTGGAGTTTAGCCCTGAGAGAACAGCCCGCTTTGACCAATCTGAGCAGCCAGACGATCAGTCGATGGACAGCACGATGGAAGAAGTAGAAGTATTTGAGTGCTATGTCATGGCAGACATGGATAACGATGGAATTGCTGAACGACGCAGAGTAGTCTATGCTGGTGGCGAGATTCTGAGCGATAAAGAAACGGATTACATTCCTTTTCACGCTATCTGCCCGATTCCAATCCCACACAAGTTCTATGGTAGCTCGTTGGCTGATCGTGCAATGGACATTCAATTGCAGAAGTCAACCATTACTCGTCAGATGCTCGATAACTTGTATCTGACAAACAATGCTCGTATGGGCGCAGTAGAAGGTCAAGTCAACCTAGATGACCTATTAAGCGTTGCTCCAGGTGGGATAGTACGGATGAAGAATCCCAATGCTGTCGTACCACTCAATGTACAACCAGTAGCTAACCAAGCGTTCCCAATGTTGGAATACTTAGATGCAGTTCAGTCTAAGCGTACAGGTGTTAGCGATGCTCAACAAGGCTTAAACCCAGACATCCTACAGAATGTAACGGCTGCTGCGATTGCAGCAACAATGTCGGCTGCTGGTGGCAAGATTGAATTAGTAGCTCGTATCTTTGCAGAAACAGGTGTTAAGAGCCTTTTCAAAGGCATCCTACACTTAGTATCCAAATACCAAGACAAGCCTCGTATCATTCGTATGCGTGGTCGTTATGAGCAGATTGATCCTCGTACATGGTCAAATCAATACGACTTGTCTATTAGCGTAGGCTTAGGCACAGGCAATAAGCAAGAACAAATGGCTATGTTGCAAATGGTGATGGCTAAACAAGAGCAGATTCTACAGACTTATGGTCCAGCTAACCCACTCGTATCAGTCGGTCAATACCGCACTACGATGGCTAAGTTTATCGAGGCTGCTGGTTTCAAAGATGTGGCAGAGTTCTTTAAAGAAATCCCACCAGAGGTCGATCAACAGTTATCTAACCCACAGCCACAAGAGCAACAAGCCGATCCAGCAGTACAAGCAATGATCGCTCAGTCTCAGGCACAAATTCAAATTGCCCAACAAAAGGCAATGGCAGATGTAGAAGCAGACAGACAAAAGGCGCTCGCAGACATTCAGTTGGCAAGAGAAAAAGCAGCAGCAGAAATCCAGTTAGCAAGGGAAAAAGCAGCAGCACAGTTAGAACTGAAGAAAGCCGAGTTTGAAGTAGAGGCACAGCTAAAAGCAGCCAAAGTTGGTGCTGGCATAGCATCTAATGTGGAGATACCAGGATAATGGCTTATACCAAGCAAGAAGTCAAAAACTTTATAGACAATATTTATGCGTCTGGTGGTACGGCTGCGGATGTTGCTAGGGCAGCAGTAGAGTATGGTGTGCCAGCTAATCAAATTGCAGAGGCTACAAATACTTCAGTAAGCGAAGTATCTAAAGCATTAGTAAATGAACTATATATTCAGCAACTAGGTCGTGCGCCAGATGAAATAGGTGCTAACTATTATATGGAACAGTTAGCTTCTGGTAAAACCCCAACGCAAATTGCGTCAGAATTAAATAGATCGTTAGAAGGTCAAAACTTTGATACGCAATACATAACAAGTTTGTATCGTACTCAGTTTGAAAGAAACCCTGAACAAGAGGGCTATCAATACTATATGTCTTTGGCTCAAACCGATCCTCTTATGTTTGATGCAGCACTTAAAGACGCAATTATTAAAGGCACACAAGGTGAAGTGGATGCTGCCAAATTAGCAGCAAGAGGCTCTGGTTATACAAACCTTGAATTAGCAGCATTAGAAGCCGATCCGTATGGTGGTCGTTATGCTACACAAAGCATTTATGAACTATTGCCAGACGCTGTTAATGTATCTAATATTGGCGGTACTCAAGCTCAATTTGTTAACCCCGCAACACAACAATCTATTATTTCTCAATTTAATCAAGCATTCGCTGACAGAAATGTAAACGAATATATACAGGGTAAATTACAAGGTGTAGATGTAAATAACCCAGAAGCGCTACGACAAGCTAATATAAGTATTTATCAAGATGCCTTGGCTAATAATGTTTCACCAGAGCAGATTAGCCGAGTATTACCATATACAGTTAGCCAAATTCAACAGTTTGGTACAGAAAATTTAGGCAGAACATTACAATCACAATTTAGTGCAAACCAAGGTCTTGATGTATTAAATGCACCAGCAGCGCAAGCAGCAATTAGTAGAGCCTTAGCAAGCGGTACTTTAGATCAAGCAGATTACAATGCTTTGGTAACTGATCTTACAAAAGTACAAAACCCAGAACAATTGAGGGCTGCGTTTTCTAAGCCACAAGCTCAGGTAGTATTAGATGCTATTTATGGTCAGCAAATAGGCGAAGCAAAAACACTTGCAGATGCTCAAGCAGAAGCATTACAAAGACAAGCTGTATTAAACGCTACAGACCAAGGTTACTATCAAGGAAATATGCAATTAGCAGATGCTTATCGTGCTGCTGGTTTAGATTTCCCATTTGGTCAAGAAGCATACCAAGGCTACGATACTCGTATAGGTCAAGCTAATGTATTAAATCCACAAAACTTTAATGCAAAAGTTAATGAGTTGCTAAGTGGGCTAAATCAGCAATTTGGTCAGCCAGTAAATATGGTTACACCATTGACAGGACAGTATTACAGCGAAACAGGTCTGCAACCAGGATTCACACCTGTAGGCACAGAAGGTACAATGTTCCGTAGTGGTGTTGCTGGTTATGTTCCACAAGCACAGTTACCAACAGGATTCCAGTTTGGAGTACAGCCTGTAAATGTGCCAACTCAAACATACCAACCAGGCGTATTCCAACCAGCAGGTGTAACAACTGGTGGATTTATTACTGGATATGATGCAAACCAACAGCCTATTTACTCAACCTACAACAATCCTAATGTAAATGTAGGTAATGTGCCATCAACCTTGAATCCATTTACAAACCAAAACCAAGAACTTCAAAATATGTTTACTGCACTTAGACCGCTTGTTACTTCAATTCAAGCAAACCAAGGATAAAAATTGGCTAAAGACCAAAGAGCTAGAGGTTTACTAGGAGACGAGTTTTTTAAGTCTGAAATGGATATATTAGAGCAATCACAGATTGACATTATTGTGAACTCTGCACCACACGAATTAGAGGAGCGAGAAGAAGCATATCGTATGCAACTCGCTATCAAAAAGATTAGAGCGCACTTTCAAGCCCTCGCAGCACAAGGCGAGATTGACAAGAAGCGTTGGAAGATTTTGTAACACTTGTTACGAAAGCGTGTATAGCGTTACTATACAAAACAATTAGGGAAAACAAATGAGTGAAAACATCACCCCGAAAGGGAATGAATCGCTTACAGTAGATCAAGCTGCAAGCAGTTTACTAGC